ACTACCTATAATTATCCATAACGATGAATCAAAAATATACATTTAAAACTATCCCTCGTTCAAATGGTACTAATCAGCGTATTAGTTTAGTTGAACGTAAAAACCAATTCTATATTAGTTTTGGTGCGGATAATGGTTTTCCTAATAAACTGATTGATTTGATGAACTATTCATCAATTCATGGAACGTGCATTAATGCAACCGTAGAGGCAATTATTGGTAATGGTTTAACCTCTAATATGCCTGAAACATTAGACTTTGCAAATTATGATAATGAATCTTGGAATGATATTTTCAAGAAAGTAGCTAAAGACTACAAATTATTTGGTGGTTTTGCTTTAGAAATAATTTGGTCTAAAGACAGAACTAAAATAGCCGAAGTATATCATATTGACTTTTCATACTTACGTGCTAAAGAAAAAAACTTTAGAGGTAAAATTCCAGGATACTACATTTGGGACGAATGGAATGGTGTTAGTTCTTATGTTAATCAAAACTTAGAAGATATACCATTTTTACCTGTATATAATCCTTATACTAAAAATGAGGAGCCATCTCAAATTTACGTTTATCACGCATACAGACCAGGTATGAAATATTATCCTGTACCTGACTATGTAGGTGCATTAAAAGTAATTGAATTAGATGCTCAAGTTGATAATTTCCACCTTAACAACATTACTAACGGCGTAGTTCCTTCCCTTGCTATTACTACATTTACTAACGCAAATGAGGAAGAAAGAGAAGCAATCGAAATAATGCTTCGTAATCAGTATGGTGGAACTGAAAATGCTGGTTCATTAATTTATATGGACGTTGATAGTCCAGAAAATGCACCAGTCATAACCCCTATCGAATCAAACGGAACAGACGTTTATTATACAACTATAAACGATTTAGTAACGCAAAAAATATTAACTGCTCACCGTATTACCTCTCCTATGATGTTAGGTATTAAAACAGAAGGTCAATTAGGTGGTAGAGATGAAGTAACAGACGCTTATTTATTATTTACAAATACTGTAGTTAAACCATTCCAGCAAGCAATTTTAGATTGTTTTGATGAAATTTTAAAAGTTAACTATGGTAATGATTATATTTTAGGTGTTGAACAATTAAAATTATACAGCGATGGTAAAGAAGAGGTTGATGTAGTAGGTCAAGAAGCTGAAGTAGGTGAAGATAATTTACTTGAGGCCGAAATCGAGAGAGCTGACCGCTTAAACAACCCTAACATAAACCAAGCAGGACAAGAACAACCAATAAACTAATACAATGACTGACGTATTAATAATTTCAGAAGAAAACTTAAGACAATTTACAGACATTAACAATAATGTTGATTCTAAATTGTTAAAAAATGCTGTCCGTGAAGCGCAAGATATTGAAATCCAAAGATTATTGGGTACTAAATTATACGAGGCTGTTTTAGACAGAATTAAAACTAATACCTTAACAGGTGTATATGAAGTGTTAGTATTAGATTGGGTACAAAATGCTTTACTATATGCTGCTTACTATTATGCTTTAGAGGACATTTATTTACGTCCTCGTAATAATGGTTTATTAATTCCTAATGGTGGTGAAAATAGTGATCCAGCAGATGGAACTTGGTATAACCGTAAACACGAATCAGTAAAAAACAAATCACAATTTTATCAAGAACGTTTAACTAACTATTTGATTCAGAAACAAGGTTTATATCCCGAATTAAATGGTAATGTTGAATTACAACAAATGTACCCTGATTTTGGTGTACAGTATAGAAATCCTATTGTAATGAGAAGAAATGGTAGAGGTTATCACTACAATCAAGCAGTTGAATGTGGTTTACCAGTATATGATTCTCGTTATCCACAATTTCCTCAATACCCTTACAGGGCTTACATGAACAACGTATCTAATTTTTAATATATAAAATGGGAAGAAATTTAACTAACCTATACATTAGTCAATCATTTGAATACTTAGTTCAAATAAGTGGAAGTGAATTACAAAATGGTTTAGGATCAACATTAACAGGTAGTTTAGCAATTACCTCATCAAAAGCAGATACAGCAACATCTGCATCTTTTGCTACTACGGCTTCGTATGTTGCATCTGTTGTTTCAGCTTCATATGCTGTAAGTGCTTCAAACGCAGCACAAGCTACAACTGTATACTCAACTCAAACTAATGCAAACCAAGATCATTATGTAACATTTGTTGCTACTACTAATGACTACGAGAATATAGAAACTGATAACCAGTTAGTATATAATCCAAATACTAATTTATTAACTGTAACGGCATCATACGCTAATAATGCTTTAAGTTCCTCGTATAGTACAAATGCTTTATCAAGTTCATATGCTGCTACGGCTATAAGTAGTTCATTTGCTACAAACGCTAATAATGCGAATACAGCAACTTCAGCATCATTTGCTAGCACTGCTACTTCAGCATCATATGCTACTAATGCTTTATCTTCTAGTTTTGCAGTAACAGCAAGTTATGCTTTAAATGCAGGTGTAACAGTAAATACGGGTTCATTATTAACTACAGCAAGTGCAGTTAACAACGTAATTACCTTTACTAAAGGAGATGGTTCAACATTCCCCGTAACAGTAAATACAGGTTCTGCTGTAACAGTAAATACTGGTAGTTTGTTAGTAACAGCGTCTATAAGCAACGCAACTACCACATTCACCAAAGGTGACGGTAGTACATTTAGTATTACAGCTAATAACGTAGTAAACGCTGATAGTGCGAGTGTAGCAGTATCATCTTCATATGCTATATCGGCTAGTCAAGCACAAAATGCTATTTCAGCATCTTATGTATTAAATGCTGTTTCTGCCTCATATGCAGATAGTGCTTTATCTTCAAGTTATGCTTTAACAGCATCTTTTGCTTTAAATGCTCCTACTATTAATACTGCTTCATTTGCTACCACTGGTTCAAATACATTCATTGGAAATGAAACAATTTCAGGTTCGTTAAATGTTACAGGTTCCGTAACAGGTAATGTAGTAGGTAATAATACAGATACTTATACAAGTGCACCTGCTGTACAACAGATTGTAACATTAACACAAGCAGAATATAATGCTATTGGTTCACCTGATGTAAACACATTATATATTATTTCAGGTTCTCTTCCAATTAACACAGGTTCATTTGCTACCACTGGTTCAAATACATTTATTGGTAACCAAATTATAACTGGTTCCTTTGCAGTAACAGGTTCTATAGGGGGAAATGTATTAGGTAATAATACAGATACTTATACTAGTTCTGCCCCTATACAACAAGTAGTAACATTAACTCAAGCAGAATATAATGCAATTTCTTCAAGTGCTAATGCAAATACTTTTTATGTAATTAGTGATAGTACAGCATTTAATCCATCAAATTATGCTACTACAGGTTCTAATACATTTATAGGAAATCAAATTATATCTGGTTCATTAACAATAACAGGAGAAATTACAGGTTCAATTGTAAGTGCTTCATATGCTGCAACTGCTTCTTATGCTAATAGCGGATTTAAAGTAGGTGAACTTACTATTAGTACTCCTGGTACAACAAATAATGATAATACATTTGTAGGTAGAAGTGCTGGTTTTAAAATAAGTTCGGATAAAAATAGTACTCTTATAGGTTCAAATGCTGGTTATAATTTAGTTGGAGATGATAACGTTGCTGTAGGTTTAAATGCATTATTTGGTCAAATTGGAACTGATTCTACAGGAGGTCAAAATACTGCTGTTGGTACTAATGCTGGTTTGCAAATTAAATTAGGTAATGGAAACGTTGCTTTAGGTTATAATGCAATGTATACTGTTGCTGATTTTCCTGCAGGCGCTGACGCTTCTTTCAACACAGTAATTGGTAATTCAGCTGCTAAAAAATTATACTATGGTGATAATAATACCATAATTGGTTCTTTAACAGCCCAATTAATAAGCACTGGTTCAAATAATACTATTATAGGTGCTAATTATTCAGGTAGTGATTTTGACAACACAGTAGTATTAACAGATGGACAAGGTAATGTTCAGTTTTTTGCTACTGGTGGGTTAGCTACATTTACAAATGTTACAGCTAGTTCTATAAATTCTGTATTTACAGGTTCATTATTAGGTACTGCCTCGTTTGCTAATACATCAACAACAGCAAGCTATGTTTTAAATGCTGTTTCATCATCATTTGCTTCTACAGCTTCATTTTACGATTTATCAGCAGTTACTCAAAATGCAGTATTTAGTGGTTCAGTAAGAGGTGAAGTTAGAGCATTATCAATTAGTTCTCAAACAGCATCTCTTGATTGTTCAACTGATAACTTCTTTACATTAACACTAGTTAGTGGTTCTACAACCTTTATTAATCCATCTAATATATTACCAGGTCAAACAATTAACTTACGAGTTAAACAAGCATCTGTTGCCTCAGGTTCAATATCGTTTGCCTCAAGTGTAAAACAAGTAAGTGGAAGCGCTTATACACCTACATCAACAGCAAATGGAGAAGATATTATTACATTTATATCATTTGATTCAACAAATCTTTACTTAAGTAATATTAAGAACTTTATATAATATATGTTTACACCATTTGCGTTTGTAAAAACACTAGCTCCTGCTATACCTACTTATAGTTATCTTTTAGATGATTATTCAGGAGCATATGCTGCTTTTTCACTTAGAAAACTAAGTAGTACATACAATGGCTCAGCTATTCAAGTAAGAAGATCAAATGATAATGCTACACAAGATATTGGATTTGTTAATAATGTTTTGGATACAGGATCATTATTAGATTTTTGTGGAGCAAATAATGGGTTTGTAACATACTGGTATGATCAATCTGGTAATGCTAGAGATTTAGCAGGAACTAGTAATGCTTTTCAACCACGAATAGTAAACGCAGGTACTTTAGAAACATCTAATAGTAAACCGGCAATTTCTTTTTCAAGCGCACATTGGATGGAATATGATATTGTTGATACTTTTAATTATCCTACAAGTTATTTTACAGTGTTAAGTCCTGTAAATAATACTACTCCCTCTTATTATGGAATGATAAATACAGGAGATAATGAAAACTTTATGATTGTGGGAAATAACGGAACATCTCAAACAATTAGTGCTTGGGGTGATGATGGAGGAGCTCAAACTCCTTTCAATGGGTTAAGTACTACAAATGGTACTCAATATTTAGCTACTAATATAAATTTTTCACAAACAAATACTGGAAGAAAATTGTATGTAAACTCAACTAATGAATATACAAGTAATGTTACTGTGTTTGAACAAACTTGTCAATATATTTCACTTAACCGATATGATAGAAGATCTAACGCTGGTTTAGGTAGTGCTAAATGGACAGAGATAATTCATTATATGACTAATCAAACGGGTAGTCGCTCAGGAATTGAATCTAACATTAATAATTATTACTCAATATACTAATGGCTATATATTATCAAAACCAATTTAGAAATTATTACTTAGGTTCTACAGGTTCCTTGGGAGCAATGTATTACGGTAATGTTGAAGTTAATCCTGGAAGTACAGCTGCCCCTTCATTGTGGACACCTGCTGATTTATCAAATTTATATATTTGGTGGTCTGCTGATACTGGTATAACTACAAGTGGTACTAATGTAACCTCTTGGGTATCTAAAGCAGGTGTTATAAGTCGTACTTTAACTCAAGTAGCAGGAACAACTGCTACTGTATATAATTCAAGTGATTCTTCATTTAATAATAAACCAACAGTAACGTTTCCATCTAATAAAAATGGATGTTTATCATTTTACGATACAAATTCAGGATTAGCAAACGATGCTAGTTTGACGGTTTCAGTATGTTTTATAATGTCACCAGAAGCACCTACTTCAGGTTATGCTTTAATGGGTGGTTTTACTTCAACTGGAGGGGCATATGGTGAATTAGTACCAGCTACAAGTGTAACAGGTAATCCTGGTTATTATTCTACTTATGTATTTACTGGAGGACAAAGAGCTACAGATACATTAATGGTTAATGGAGGAGCTCAATTTATAATATCTGATTATAGTAATACAGATTTAAAAATTTATCCTAATTCAACTACTGCTTATGAAGCAGGTACTACTTCATTGGCAGCTGCTGGACTTTCAAATTGTGTATGGTCATTAGGAGGATATGGTGATTCAGGAGGAGGTTTTTTTGGAGGTGCAGGGTATTCAGGCAAAATTATGGAAATGATTATTACTACAGGTACACGTTGGACAGCACAAGATTTAAGTGATTTATCAAATTACGTTAATACTTATTATTAATATTTAAAAATATGCCAATTTATTTAGGAAATCAAGAAATAGGAAGTGAGTATATTGATTCATACTTATTAGCAAAAATATACTTAGGTCCATACCTTATAAATGATGGTATTGTACTTCCTACTACAGATCCTGATGCGCAAGCATTTATTGATGTTACTGGTATATCAGGTACAAATGCTACTGCTATTAATACATTAGTAGTAGATCTAAAAGCAGCTAGTTTATGGAATGAAATGTATGCTATTTGGCCATTTGTTGGTGGTACAATAGATACTAACAAATATAATCTTAAAAACACTTCTTTATATACATTATCATTTTCAGGTTCACAAACATTCAATAGTACTGGGTGGTTTAATAATTCAATAGATACTAATAATGGTGCTAGAACAGGATTTAACCCAATAACTCAAGTTATTAGTTTAAATAGTTTTGGTATTGGATATTATGCTGGTAATGCTACTTCAACAGGTACAATTGATATAGGTTCTTGGCCTGGTTCTGGTGGTAATAGTAGTATTTACTTATCAGCAGATTTAGCAGGGGGTTCAGGATTATATATTAGTGATTTTTACAGTGAGGATGGTGCACGTATTGTAACAGCAAACGGTGCTGGAGGTGATGTTAGAGGAATGTGGTCTGTTCAAAGAACAGCAAACAACGTAATGAAAGCATATAGAGGGGGTACAAACATTGCTACTAATTCAAACACAGAAACAGATACACCTCCAAACTGGGATATATCAATTGGTGGTACTGCAACCGCAACTCAAATTATTCAGAATAAAGATCAAAAATATCAATTCTTGTATTTTTCAACTGGTTTAAGTGATGCACAAGTAGCAAGTTTAGATACTATAGTAACAACTTTTCAATCCAACGTAGGTAGATAATGGTTAAAATAAAATCATCTAAAGCAGAATCATTATATAAATCTAAACCTAAGAAAAAAGGATCCGCCTTTAAACAAAGCGGACCCAAAGCAACCAAGACTAAACCAAGTGTTGGTCAAGGAAAGAGACGTTAACGTTTTCTTTTATTTACCTTAGTTTTATTAATATCAAATGAACCTTGAATTACTTGAGGTTCGGGTGATTTTATTATTGTATAAGTAGTATCACCACTATCATATTGTACTTTAGGAACTTCAATGTGTAATGCCGATGCAACACCAATCATTGTAAATTCATCTGTAACTTTTAATTGTTCGGGTGTTAAACAATCGTTTATATAAAACAGTATATAACCGTCTTCAAATACCTCAAACCAAAAAATATTCATACCTTGTGAGGCCATACCATATAGTGTATAAAAATGCGTATTAGCAATTTTAATACCAGTATTTTCTCTATCTTTAACTGATGGTTCGTTTGCAACCTGAACATGAACATAATATTCTTTATCTTCATTATCTTTAGCCAAAAATGAAATTGGTGCTTCAGGACTTGCTACTTCAAATGTTTTGAATCTACCACCTAACCAATGGTGGAATAAACTTGCTTTTTGTTCGTTATTAAATTCCATATGTTGATAATACGTATTTAGACTGGGTGTTCAAAATTATATTTATAAAAAGGAAATTTAACCATTTTCACAACCCTAAAATCGCATTAGAATCCCGTTAGGGATTCTTTTGTTTAATTTGGTATTTTGCATTTACTGCCGTATATTTATTGTAAAGTATTATTTCATAATAATAATAACTTATTGTCAATTAAGGGCCCTTAAAAAAAAGGGCTCTTTTTCTGCTCAAATTTGGCATTCTTGCTTTAAGATCGTATATTTATTACCGACAATAAAATTATGAAATTATGAAAAACACAACACGTAAAAAAAAAGAATCATTTGTAGTATTCGAAGATTGGATGAAATATTCCAGATTTTTAAATGATGCCGAATTTAGGCAATTTATTAACAACATTTTAAATTATTATAAGGGTATTGAACCTGTATTAAATACATCTAATTTACAAGAGGTATGGCAGGATATAGTTGATGACCTGAATGTTAATATAGCTAAAAAACAGATTAAAAGAGATATAATGTTAAAAAACGCTGTATCCAATCCTAAGCTTAATATCGTACCTAATATCGAACCCGATACTAAAACCCAATATCGGGACCCGATATCGGTACCTAATATCGAACCCGAAACTAGTGGGATGGTAGATGGTAGATGGGATATGGGTGATGATAAGATGGGGGATGAAAAGATGATGTATGAGTACATGGGTGAAGATGATGATGGTTTTCCTACCATTAAGTTACCTGTATCACAATCCTCTCGTAGACGCTCCGAGGAATTTGATAAAATATTTGAAGAAAACTGGGATTAGTAATACTCAGGTTATATAATTATAACAGATGGATTATAACACTTTAACTCAGGAAGAAAAGAAAACAATGGTTAACATAGCCATAGAGAAATCATATCCTAAGTTATATCAGGATTTCAGACGTATTACCTCCTATAACCACCAACAATTTGAGGATTTATTATTGTTTTGTGTCCACGAGTTCCTTACTAAAAAATCTATAGACTACCAGTTTAAAGTAGCGGTTATAGATAATGCACTGCCTAATTACTTTGGTAGATCAATGAGTTTAAATCTCAGATCAAGTACATCTCCTTACTGGCACAAATACAGACAAGAAGGTTACATAAGTAGAGGTGTGTATGAATTTGAAACTGATAGCCAATTTGTACAAGGTGAATTTGATGAAATCAAGGACATGTTATCTCCAGCTACCGAAATAGATCCCTATGAGTGTATGATGCAGGCAATTGATAAACTAGATTTTTATCATAAACCACTACTTATAGATTATTATCTAAATGGTATGACATTTACTCAAATGAAAGAAAAATATGGCATACATTTACCTTATTTAAAAAAAGCAGTTACTTCAGCAATCAAACAAATACAACAACACTGTAAACATTTTATAAAATGAGCACATTTTACTTTATTTCGTTGGTTATTACCGCAGGTCTCTCTGTTTTAATAACCCTTATCGCCCCACAAATTAAAATGCGTTATACACGAATAAAACGCGCTAAAAAACAAAAATTAAATGAACTAATAGCCCAAGAAGTTGAACGTCAAATAAAACAAATAGTAAATGATTGAGTTAATTAGTATAGCAATATTAGGATTCTTTATAGCAGAATGGTTTCAACCTATTCAGTGGCTAAAAGATGAATTTAAAGTGTATGAATGGCCCTTTATAGGTAAACATTTATACTGTGTAAAATGCTGTAGTTTCTGGTTAGGACTAATTTTAACCCATAATTTGTATTCTGCAGTTCTTGTTAGTATATTCGGATATACTATAAGTTATTTAGTAGATAAGATGGAAAGAGATAGATATAATTGATGTCTTACTTAAAAACGTAATATTTATAACAAAATAATAATATGGCAAACAAAGAAAAAAAACGCGAGTACATGAAAGTGTACAATCAGTCACAAAAGGCAAAACAATCAAAAGCAGCTTACAACGCAACCGAACGAGGTAAAAAATTACATCGTGAGGGTCTAAAACGCTATTATGCTAAAATTAAAGGCATATATGGTATTTTTGATGCTGAAACAAGTGAATGTTTATATATTGGAGGCAGCAGTGCTGTAAACAATAGAATTAATATTCACAGATATGCAATCAATAATTTAGATAAAGCAGCACAACATAGACCATCACAATTCCAGTTATACCAATTATTAGCATCACATAATTCAGTTATGTTTGAAATACTAGATGAGTGTGATAAAAGTATTGTAGGTCAATTAGAACAATTTTATATTAACATATATAATCCAAAATACAATAGTTATAAACATGATAAACTTTAATGAACAATTAAGTCAAACAGATGCTAAATGGATATTAGAGGAGGTAGTACCTAAAGCATCTTACAGAATTGACCACAAAACATTAGCTTGGTGGAGAGATGCCCATAATAAAGCATTTAAAGAACAAGTAGGTATTCCCGGATGTTCTTGTGAATATGTGGCAACAATGAGAGTATGGCAAGGTAGAATTAATCAGTATGATCCACAAATTAGAGCAATTGCCTATCCAGTTACAGTAACAGAAACGGGTGAAACAGGTTATACTGAAAATACACCAAAACCAAAAGTAGGACGTAAACCAAAAGCAGCATCTGGATTAACTGAATAATGCCAATAGCAAACTATAAAGGCAAACAATTTTTCACTTACTTGGATAGTGATAAAGCGTGGGAACTCATTGAACAAAAAACAATGGGTTACAACGTAGATATGGATATACTATATCCTGAACATTTCCACACGGATAAAAACAGTATTAAGTACTGTGAAATATTAGATAAATTAGTAATGGAGGAAGAACAATATAGTTTATTTGACTCCAAGTGTGAGGGATATGCTATAACATCATTCGGTAGAGTATTTAATGCAAAACACATCAATCAAGTAGTAGTTTATTTCTCCAGGACAGAAATTAAAACCACTATTAGACAGGATAAAATCAGTTTTGCAACCGAGTTTGCCAGATTAGGATGGTCATTTAATATAAACGATATAAAACGTAGATACGACGAAAACAAATGGAAATATCAAAAAGGTGGAGTCAACTACCATATGGACCCGAAGTAATATTTAATGGTAGATACGTGTCCTACAAATATAGGTCATATAAATACAATAATTATGAAATCAAATAAATTTAACCACGAGAAACATTTGGAGGAAAGTGTTGAGTGGATATTAGAAAATAAACGCGATATTAAACGATGATAGACGTGTTTGGTTAGAAACCATTAAGTATCAAAACAAAATTAAAGGTGGTGAAATTGAACGTCAAGAAATTAAAGTACAAGGTAACGTAACATTAAGTTGGGGTAATCAATTAAGTGAATTAGATCCTAACTACGGTCAAACAGAAATACTGTGAAAATAGAAATTATAGAATCAGTTTTTTTTGGAAAATCAACATGGAGAGTATACTGCAATGGTGAATTAACTTATACGTGTGATTCAAAAATGCAAGCAATAGAATATTCAATTCAAAAATATGGACATTCAGCTGTTTTCCCCTCATAAAGGTCAAAAACAAATTATTGATAAGTTTGCCGATAGTGAACATAAATTCGGTATCGTAGCAACTGGTAGACAATTTGGCAAATCATTACTTGCACAAAACCTAATGTTGTATTGGTTATTAAAAACATCAAATCAAAAGGGTGCTTGGATAACACCTGTATATAACCAATGTAAGAAAATATTTGATGAATTAACTAATGCGGCTAATCCAGTTATCACAAAACAAAATAAAGCAGATTTAACAATACAATTTATCAATGGAAGTACTTTACAATTTTTATCTACTGATAATTACAATACCATACGTGGATTTAGTTTCAATTACATGGTATTGGATGAGGCAGCATTTATTAAACAAGATGCAATTGAACAAGCAGTAATGCCTACATTAACTGCAATTGGTAAAAAATGTTTAATTATATCTACACCTAAATCCAAAAACTGGTTCTATGAGTATTTCTTACGTGGTAACACGCCTAATAACGTTTATATTTCATTCAAAGGTATTTCTCGAGACAATCCATACGTAAATAAAGACTTCCTTATAGAACAACATAAATCGCTACCTGCCGACATTTATTATCAAGAGTATTTAGCTGAATTTACTGATTCAGGTAATGACGTATTTACAAACTTAGATTTAGTATGTATGATAGATGAATGGGGAATACCAAAAAGAACTGAACGATACTATATTGGAGTTGATACAGGAATCACTAATGATTTTACAGTTTGCGTTATCCAGAGCGAATCAGGACGAGTCGAAAAAATTATTAGAACTAACGGACGCACATTTGAAGAAATTGGAAAGGATATCGTACTTGAGTGTAGTAGATGGAATGTCACTGGAGGATTTTGTGAAACAAATGGGATTGGATTGGCCATGTTCGAGCTCCTTAGACCCCGAATCCGAAAACTAATGCCATTTACAACAACACAAGATAGTAAAACAGAGGGTGTTCGTAAATTAATTTATGATATACAAGAGGGTAAAGTTGAATTACCAAGTAAAAAATTAATGCCTGAAGTGTTTGATGAAATGAGTGCCTATACATTTAAATACGCTGCTAATGGTAATATATCTTTTACACACCCAAATGGAATGCACGATGATTTAGTTGATGGAATTATGTTAGCTAATTTAGCACGTAATAAACAAGCATTTACTAAAAATAAATTATATATAGGAAACATTAATAAAACACAAACACAAGACAATGGGATTCGAATTTAAATCAGATCAAGAACCAAAACAATTGGTTGACAGTAAAACAGTATTATCAGTAAATAATAATGTAGAGATAGTAAGTGAAAACGACTTAACACAACCTATATTTGCTGAAGGTGAGGAAGAAAAATTAGCTATTCAATTTATTGAGGAAAATGAATTGTATGTTAAATTTATGTTATGGTGTGGGATTCAAGATCAATTAAAAAATCTTAAATCTAGTTTGGCATCCACAAACGAATAAACTATATTTATGTCCACAAGATAGGTTTTTTTCACTGCCATGTTATTTCCTATCCTTGTGGCATTTGTTTATTCTTAAGGAGCGTAATGGGGGGTTAAAGTTAACTTTGTGCCATTTTCAGTATTCTATTCAAATACCCCCCGCTCCATTTTTTTAACACTTCTATTCATTTCATATTTTTCTTGGGGCGAAAGCCCCTTCCTTTTTTTTGCCCCTAGGTTGGATATACGGATATCCTTTCGTATATTAATGACATAATAAGAAAAACAAATAAAATAAGTTATGTACAAAACACAATTAGTTACAACAAAAGGAGAGGCAATTAGAACCTTTATCTCCGCAACACGTCCTGCAACTCGTTTTGGTTCTGAAGGAGTTGAAATCACTTACACTGACAGTGACACTAGTTTTACCGTAATGGGTAGCTGGAATGTTATTGTAGAAAAAATGGCAGATGATGAGGTGAAACTATATAAAAAATAATTTAGTAACATATAAATTCTAGCTGCAATTGAATCCCGAAAGGGATTCTTTTGTACAATCTAAGTTTAGAAATTTTACAATCGCATATTTATTACAGATGCAAATTACAACCAATATACCAGAATATTTTAATGTTAAGCATTACAAGGATTTCTCTACTCTAAAATCACTAGATGAAATGGAGCAGAGATTACACGTTATAACAGCATTAACTGGTGAATCAATGGAGACCGTTAGACAATGGCCAATTCCATTTGTTATACAACTATATGCGAAGTTAAACGAACTAATTTCAAGTGTACAACCTGAATTTTATCCTGTAATTGAATGGGAAGGTAAACAATATGGTTTTAGACCCATTCATAAAATGTCTTTAGACGAATATATTGACTTTGAAAATTTAGCTAAAGATGTAGATAAAAATATTAATCAAATACTTGCTATTATTTACCGTCCTATTACTACTAATAAAATAAGTAATGGTACATTTATGATAAAACAATCCTATAAAGTACTAACAGGACAAATAGAAAATGGATTTGATTATTACGATATAGAAAAATACGATAATGAAATAAGAAAAGAACGAGCCCCACAATACGATAAGTTTCCAGCTTCAGTGGCATTAGGTGCTATGGGTTTTTTTTTAGACAGCAAGCTCTCACTCTTAAACAGTACAGTGTTTTATTTCCCACAATGGGAGTTAGTGATGAGCGAACTGAAGAAGAAAAAGAACAAGATAAAAAGAGCATTAGCGCGCATTACGGCTGGTTATATATCCTCCATCAACTTGGGGAAAGTCCCATCTTACAAATCACTGGAAATAAATGCCTAACAGACATAAATGTTATATTTGCCTTTAATTATTTATCAATGTTAGCAGAAATACAATTAGAAAAAAACGAAAAAATAAAATCAATTAACAATGGAAACAAATATTGAAAATAACGAATTAACTCCAGCTAAAAAAACAAAAACAGTACAATTAACTGAGTTAGAAGCAGGTATTCAATCACGTAGAGCTGAATTAAATTTTCCTGCATTACAAGCATTTTACGGTTTATCGGAAACCGAATTACAAACAATTTTAGATAAATTACCTCCAGTAGAGGGATGTAACTGTTAATTATGGCTGATTTTCCTACCTACCAATACATTGTCGAACAGTTTAGAACAGCGTGTTCTGAACACCTTGCCATAAAAGAATTTGGTGAAGGAAGTATCGACAGATTAGACAGTTTAAATCAAAACGTAAAATACCCTTATGCGTTTTTACGTCCTATTCAATCAAATGGAATGATACTAAATGCCAATGGTGTTTCAGGTACTCGTAGATTAAATTTTGAATTCTACATAATGGATATTCCTCAGTTAACAGATACTGATGTTTTAAAACTACAATCACAATGTGAGATTTATGTTTATGATATTATATCTTGGTTTAACTTAGGACCAGCATCACGTTCACAAGAGGAATTTATTACATTAAATAGTATTTCACCTTTATACGAGGCATTTAATGATAGAGTTGCTGGATGGGTAGCTAATTTAACAATCAATACTTACGGAACATTAGACTTCTGTAACTTTCCTAAATTATAATGGCTGAAATACAAGGAACAATACCAACCGGAACAACAGGAGGTCCTTTACAACAGGCAATCCAACAAGTAGGCAATCAAATTGTTGCTGAAATGAGAGCTATTCTGCAACGTAATAATAATGATAATACGGGTCAATTAGCTAACTCAATTACAGCTACTGTTGAAGGTGGTAATCTAGTTATTTCAATGCAAGACTATGGTAAGTGGGTTAATGATGGTCACGAAAGAGGATCAGGCAAAAAACCACCAATTAGAGCTATTGAATTCTGGATTGCTAAAAATGGTATTTCACCTAAACAAGGTTTATCTAAAAAACAATTACCATTTGCCATTCAAGCATCAATTGCTAAACGTGGTCAAGTAAGAAGAAGATCTTATCCATTCATTGAACCTGCAATTGAAATAGTATTATCAAAAGATTTAGAAGGTATATTCGCCAAAGCAATAGAAGCCATAGCAAAACAATATTTTAAGAAATGAGTATTTTAATTACACAAATTCCAGGTAGATTAAATTTAGCATCCTCAGATATGCTATTTGAGGTAACCTCATCATTTACTGGTTCAGCACAATATCAGTATATTTCAGTATTAAGAGATGCTGCAAATACAACATTAACAACTGTAAAACAACAACCTAACCCTTCAGGTTTTGGTGTGTTTAACTTAGGTAGAATAGTACCTCAATATCTTGGATACGATAATGGATATTTTGAAATGGGTGCTGATTCTATATTTTATAAAAATTCACAAGTAGCTAAATTCTTTAAAGTAGCATTTGGTGAGGAATATGGTTCATCAGTATCATCGTCTGTAAACGTTTATAATGGTATAGTAAACAATGTTACTGGTTCTCCATCACAAACGGGGTCTATAAATTATTATTACTTATTAAACGGTATTTTAGATCCTAATAGTGGTGATTGGAATTGGAATACTAGTTCTTATTATTCACCTCAAACAACTCCCTCATCAGCATCATTTACTAAAAATGTTTGCCTAACAGATGCACCTAGAACCCAATCAGCTAGAATCGGAGATTACTTAACTATATCGTCTATAAACGGCAATATATTAGGAGGCACAACCACCGCACAAGACATTTATGCAATTGATTATAACGTGTATTATACGGGTAGTTTAGTATTTACAGGTTCAGAATATAACATTAATAGTCCTGGAAATGATATTAGTTATGGAGGACCTAGAACATCATCTGCTCAATTATGGAGCACAGTTGCTACTGTTCAAACATCATCTAATAATATAGGTTCACAAACATCAGGATCTTTATTAATTAACATGGGTATTGGTCCTGCAAACTTAACTGCTATTGGTAATTTTAGTTTTGATATTCAAAATTGGGATTATTATGATGTAATTTTAAGACCACAATCAGGTTCAAGTAAAATAAACACAAATGCATCTTGGGATAAATTTAGAATCAATAAACAAGATCCTTCTTGTGGATACGATGGAATTAGATTTGCTTGGATTAACAATTATGGTGTTTGGGATTGGTTTAATTTCCCATTACAATTAACTAAAACAACTGCCTTACAAAGAGGACAGTACACAGCTAATTTTGTACAGTATAATACACCTAGTACAACTGTAGCTTATAATAAAAAACGTAGAGGATTAAATTACTACGATATAAACATTAATGAGGTATATACCGCTAATTCTGATTGGTTAACACAAGAGGAAGCAGATTGGTTAGAAACATTGTTTTACTCACCTAATGTGTTTATACAAGATAGTAATGAAATGTTACCTGTTGTTATTTTAGATAGTTCATTTGAATCTAAAACTAACCCACGTACACAAAAGAATTTCCAATACACAGTTACATACGCTTTAGCAAACAGTAAACGTTCAAGATAATGAGCAAAGAATTTGAAGTAATACTTAGGGCCTTTAATGATAAAAATCAAAAATTTGATTTAAATATCATAGACAATATCAGTTTAAAACTTGATATTAGTGCTATTGAGGCACAGGAAATAGGTAAAATATTTGGTATATCATCTCAAACATTTTCATTACCTGGAACAGATGAAAATAATCAGTACTTTAATAATGTATTTGATTTAGGTACTACACCAGCTGTTGCATTTGGTAAAACAGCACCTTGTCAAGTATTAGTTGACGGTGCTGCTGCATTTACAGGTAAATTATATATTCAAGATGTTGTAAGCGACCAATACAATGATGTAGTTTATAACTGTGTTGTTACAAACGAAACTATTGATTTTAAAACATTAGTAGAAAATCGTACATTGGCCTCATTAGCTAGTAATTGGTCAAAATATAATCACGCTTATACTTGGACAAATGTATCATCCTCTTGGGAAAATAAATTATTTTCAGGTTCAGTATTTTATCCTTTAGTAAATTATGGCTCACAAGTAAATGATCCTACATCCCCTACTATTGGGTTTTCTGCCACTAGTACTTTTGCTACTACTGGTTCAATGGATAATGCTGCTACACCATTAAAAGTATCACAATTTAAACCTGCTATTCAGGTTAAAACTATATTAGATGAAATATTTGCTTCTGTAAATTACAAGTATACTTCATCGTTTGTAAATACTGATTACTTTAAATCTGTTTATATGTTAAGCTCCCCTGATGAAAAAGAGGGAGTAACATTTGTAAATATGGTTTCTCAAAGTGTACAAGCTACTCCAACAGCAACACAACAACTTATAGCTCAACGTAACTTTGTTTTTGATAGAATTAATTACGGAACTGAAATAACTGATACTGGAGGAAACTGGAATCCAACTACAAGTACTTATACTGCGGTATCTTCAGGTAGTTATACATTTAGCTCACAATTAACATTTACAATTTCTAATATTCCACCTTCAGGATTCTTAAATAGTAATAGAACATTTCAATGGCAAGTTAAGGTAAATGGAAACATTGTATTAAATTCAAATAGTAGTTTTGGTACTGCTACCTCTGGTGTTGTAGGATTACCTGCAACTGTACTTACTTTAAATGCAGGAGATACAGTACAAATATTTGGTAGATACGTTGGTAGAATATTTAACGAACGTTTTAACATTACAGCAGGACCAAATAGCTCTTGGATTAGAGTAATAGGTGCCCCTACAGCAGAAGGAGGTACAATCAACGTAGGTTCAGTATTCCCTCCTGATATGAAAATATTAGATTTCATAAAGGGATTAGCCGAAAAATTTAATTTAGTAATTGAACCAGTACGTAATGAAAGAAATATTTTACGTATTGAACCCTTTAATGATTGGATAGATCAAGGTACAGTAGTAGATTGGACTGAAATAGTTGATAGAGGTACAAAATATAAATTAACATCTCCATTAATTGATCAAGCTCGTAACCTGTATTTTAGTGATGCCTCAGATGAGGATGTATTAAATAAAAATTATCTTTCAGTATATGGTAAAATATATGGTGAATATAAATTTACTACACCATTAGATTTAGCACAAGGTAGTAAACGATTAGGAGAGGTATTTGGTGCTACTCCTACACGTTTTATTAATAATTCAACAGTTGTTGAAGTACCTTGGTTATGTAAAGAGGAAACATCTAAAGCATTAGTACCCTTTAAATTTAAACCAAGATTATTACATAAACAACCTTATCCACAAATTGTACCTTCAAATGAAGCCAAAGGTAATAATGGTACTAATGTTGGTTTTTACTATGTTAAAGATTTTGGTACTACTAGAGCTGTCAATACTTATAATACTGCTTTACCCACATATAGAGATAGTGTTATAGACCCTCAACCTAAAAGTGCATTGCATTTTGATTCATCTACTTATAGACAATTTAAATTACAACCCCCTCCACTTACAAAGTATGTTCCTGGAGCGTATGATAATTATTGGGCATTTTGGACTAACGAAATTTATGACATTGATGCACGTATGTTAACGTGTAATGTTATATTAAAACCAACCGAAATACAAAACATCCAATTAAACGATAAGATTTTTATAGACGGTCAATATTACCGTATAAACAAAATATCAGGTGCTAATTTAGTAAATACTGATTCAGTACAAGTTGAATTATTAAAATCAGCACCTCGTAAAATACCTTATAACGGTAGAAGAAGAATATTAACACCTCGTTCATCTGAACCCAATGCATTCGTTGATGCAATTATTGACACATATAATGATGATGGTTCTATTACTTATGCTGATTTTGAAACAGGTGAAATAATTAGCGACCAAACAATTATTGAACAAGTTGTAGGTATAGATGGTAAAGATTATTATGCTGGTACTACTTGGAATAATGAACAATATCAAGTTTATAATCCAAATATTATAGCAATAGGAGCTACCAAATATAATGAATCACATACAAATGTTATTGCAGTAGGTAATGGTAATACAATTACTGATTATACTGCTAATTCATTTATTTTAGGTGATAATAATATAATTAATCCTTTAACTGATATCACTGATGAATCAGGTTCATTTGGTAATACAACCAATATAACTGTAATTGCAAGTGATGCTAATATAAACGGTTCTACTAATGTAGTATTAATTCAACCTTCAGGTTCACGAATTATATCGGGTTCATATAATAACGTGTTAATAAACCCTATAAACGACATATATGAAAGTGATCCAACGGGTAGTGTTTATACAGGTAATTTAAGAAACCAAGGTACAGCAGATTTTGCTCAAGGTTTAACAGCAACAGGTTCAGTTGATATAACAGGTAGTTTAACATTAAATGGAGCAGCAATTACACCTGGTGGAGGTATTGATACAGGTTCATTTGTAACAACCTCATCATTTAATTCATTTACAAGTTCAATTAATGCTTATACAGCATCTAATCCTACACCAATAGGTTTTAATCACGTTTTTGCTGCAGACCCAACTAATGAGGTATTTACAACAATTACAAATAACAATATGAGAACAGCATATCAAATGAATTACTTACTTGTTTCAGGTTCAAATTCAATAAATGCTGGACAATTACAAATTACAGCAGATGGAACATCAGTGGCTGTAGTAGATACAATTTTACAAAGAAATATAACAGGAGCACCTACGGCTTCATTTATATATAATTTCAGGTTCATATAAGAATTTAATATAACAAATATTTATAATCAATGGCTACTTTTAGCATAAACGTCGACGTAAATAGTAAATCAGTAAATGAATTAGAACAGGATTTACAAACATTAGAAGCCCAATTTAAGACACTTAAAATTGGTGATCCTGGCTTTACTGCATTAGGACAAAAAATACAAGGGGTAAAATCCCAATTAAAAGATGTAGAATTACAATTTGAGGGTCTTGATAAAGAACAAAGAGCAACTGCTTTAGTAGATGTATTTAATGGTTTAACAGGTGCGGTAGGAGCAGTATCATCTGCTTTTATTGCCTTTGGTGCAGATGCTTCAGCAATAGAAAATGCTGAAAAGAAATTATTAGGTGTTATTGGGGTTGTAGGTGGATTAAGAGATGCATCTAATGGTTTAGTAGCAGCTGGTAAATTATTTGGTCCTACATTTAGTTCTGTTGGTGAATCAATTAAAGCTGGTTTTACAGCAGGTGCTACAGGTGCTCAAACATTTAAAGCAGCTCTTATATCAACAGGTATAGGTGCATTTATTGTTTTAGTAGGATTATTAGTAGATGCCTTCCTTAGTTCAGCTGATTCAGCAGAAGAGGCAAATAAAGAAATAGAAAAAATTAATGGTACCTTAGAAAGACAACTACAATTAATTGAAGATCTTAATCGTAGAAGACAAAACGATCAAAAAGTTGAAGAATCACGTTTAAAAGCACTAGGTGCCTCTGAGGAAGAATTATTTCAATTAAAATTAAAGGGATATGAAAGAGATAGAGATTCAGCAATCAGTGCTGTAAGAGCTATTAATGCAGCACAAGATGAAGCATTAGCTAAATTTAAAGGTACTGAAAAAGAAAAACAAGATTTAATTGACAAATACAATTCTCAAAGACAAAAAGCAATTATAGATCGTAATAATGCTGAAACAGCTATTGAGGTTGAAAAAAATAGAAAAATTGAAGAGGCAAATAAAAAAGCTCAAGATAACTATAAAAAATACATTGATGAAAGAAATAGAGTTGCTAAAGATGGACAAAGCAATTTAACAGAGGCTTTACAACAATTAAGAGAATCAGAAGCAAAAGATGATAGAGAATTAGCTAAAGTACAATTACAAAATAAATTAGCTGATTTAGAAACAGAACGTTTAGCCAGAGTAGCAGAAGCAAAAAGATTAAATTTAAGTGTATTTAATGTAAATAAAGAATTTGATGCCTTAAATGAAGTAGCAAGAAACGAATATAATAAAACTATTGCTCAACTTGATGAAGAGGCTGCTGCTAAAGATAAAGAAAAACAAGATGAAAGATTAAAAGCAAAACTAGAACGTGAAAAAGCATATACTGAATTAACTAGAGTATTAGGTGAGGAATCAGCTAAAAATGCTATTGATGCTGTACAACGTCAAATTGATGCTGTTGCAGCCACTACTGTTGCTGGTGTTGAACAAATAGGTCAATTACAAAAAACATTAATTGAAAAAGAACGTGCTAATGCAGTTGCAGCAGCCGAACAAACTAAAACAGATAGATTAGCTGCTTTACAAGAACAATTAGATGCTGAACTATTATTATATGCTGGAAATGAACAAAAACAACTTGAATTAAAAGCAACATATGCTACTCAGGTTGAGGCTGTAACTAAACAAACTGCTGAAAATGTTACCGCTATTAATGCTGATGCAAATGCAAAAATAGTTGAAAACGATAAACAAACAGCAGAACAAAAGAAACAAATACAAGAGGCACAATTACAAGCTGCTTTACAATTTGCAAACACAGTAGTAGGTGCTTTAGATGGTATCGCAAAGGAAGGTACTGAAGCACAGAAAGCAGTTGATATTGCTAAAATCTTAATTTCAGCAGCAACCGCAGCATTCCAAGCATTTGCACAAGCAACAGCATTGATTCCGCCTCCAGGTGGTCAGATTGTTGGTGCTGCATTAGCAGGTGTAATTGCAGTAGGTGCAGCTAGAGCTATTGCTGATGTTAAAAAAGTAAAACCAGGTGGAGGTGGAGGTGGTCCTGCAGCCCCAGCAGCAGGTGCAATTGTACAACCTCCTGCTCCTGCAACTGGTCAAGGTACATTTACTCCTTTATTACCACAAGGAGGTACAACAATAGGTTCAGGTGGATCTCAAACTACAACTTTAGGAAATGATATGAGTGGTGGACGAGTTATCAAAACATATGTATTAGCAGGTGATGTAACTGATGCTCAAGAGGCTGAAGCTAGAATTAACCAAAGAAGACAATTATAATGAAAATCGTAGAATTAAAAATAGATGATAATTATCTATCAGGCGTAGATTCAGTAGCATTAGTTGAATCACCAGCCACAGAATTAGATTTTATTGCTTTCAATAAAGTCAATATGGCCGAAATGACATACAATGATTATCCACAAGCAGCAGTTGATGCAGCTAGACGTGGTATTGAGTTGAATGAAAAAAATAATAATAAATGTGCTACCCAAGTAGGTAAAGTAAGAGCACAACAATTAGTAA